CAATCCGTTAATCGTCGTTAATCCTCTTTAATGGTCTTTAATGGTCAAACTTTTTTCCATTGGTCGATTGAGCGAGTCTTGAAACCGGCGCATCAAATGATTGACATCATCGAAAAAGTCTTTGTCCTTTTCGTTGTTCCAATGCTCTCGATATTCACGCAGCGCCAGGATCACTGTTTGAGTCTCTTCTTGTGTCAAATTCATTTTTTGCCTTTCGTTTTTTTATTGGAGAAAAACCCAGCTTCGCGCGACTTCCAGTGCCAATTGCTCTCACACAATTCTTTTAATTTAGAATTAGTAAGACGGTCTTGCTGTACCTGTTTTTCGAATGCCAGCTTGTACAGAAGTTCAAACTCAGAATTGTGTGGAATTTTTAACATCTTTACACTCCCAATGGATTACAGTGTTCACAATGCTCTTGTTTACCTATCGGCTCATATGCCTGGTATTCCCCTGACACACGCACCATCTTCTCTGTCTCGATCCATCCCGATCCATCACAATGCTCACAGTGCGCAACAATCCTTAGTTCTATATCTTTGATAGCTTTGTGGAGATTTAATACTTGACGGGCCATTCCAACATTGATTGGCCCTGAGAAGAGCGCTGCCTTTTGACCTGGGACACGGACGCAAAACCAAGCACCATCCCTTTTGTCATAAGACACATCAAATTCCATATGCTCTATTGGGTGCTTACTCATCCAACACTACCTGACCAGTGCCTTTGCACACCATGCATGTGACAGGTTCTACGTGCGCATCACCTCCTCGATACTTCTCTGGATAGCTGACAAACCAGACCTCATCACGTTCACCGGCGCCGTTACAGTGCTTGCAGCGTATGAGAATTGGCTCTTGCTTCACATGATTACCTGTAGCTTCAGCTTTGGCTTCAGAAAGAGGTACACATCTTCAATGCTTTTACACAAAGCCCATGCAAAACCAGCCTCGATAATCTGGTCACGCATACGCCTTTGATTTTCATTCATCCGCCCCTTGGGACCTTTGAGTTCAATAAAGATGGCTTCGTTGTAACCGCTCGATGTACAGTTGGCGGGACAAAACAATTCAAGATCCGGCCAGCCGTACTTGGTTCCCATCTTTTTAAGGCGATTAAGGTAACTGACGTGCCGCCGACCCTCATTGGGACTGTGATGAAAGATGCACCCAGAAGGCAGAGCGTACTCTAGGAACGCAGCAACATCCGCTTGGAGATCGTCTTCACTTTTTTTCAATGTAGAAATCATTGGGTGTCACGGCTCCGTGAGTAAGTTCCATGATCCGCACCATATACTCGCGCGCTGGGATCACCTCACCCTTACACCAGCGGCTGGTCATGCGGCTGTGGCCAACATCTAGCACTTTAGCCAGTTGCCCATACGACCAGCCCCGCTCTAATCTATATTGCTCAAGTGTCATATCATTACGTGTAATTTTATTGACACATTTTGTCTAGTCATTTACGCATAAAAATATTGGACATAAAATGTCAGGGTAAGTACGATGCGTCAAGACGACTATCAGAGAATAAGAGTTATGAATAATCTTGAGAATTTAATCAAAAAGGCTGGCTACACTAAAAAGGAATTTGCAGATATGAACGGGATCACACCAGCGACTCTTTCACGTCATATGCACGGCAAAATTCCAATGACAGTAAAAGATGCTGAGAAGTATGGTAAGCTGTTAGATTGTCACGCGCGGGCAGTGCTTTTTCCGCTAGAGCGTGTACCGATATTTATGCAAAGATGGGTAAGCGAGAAAGACGGCAAAACAATAACTGAGCACAAAATATTGACGCCAACGACAGAAGCCATTGAAATTCCAGCATTTTACAGCGATGACATGATTGCAATGGAATGGCTTGTGGATAAAAATTACAATGGTGAATATTTATTTTTTAACAAAACCATCAACTTGTACCCCCGCTTTCCCGTACAACAAGAATTTATTGATTGCGCTTGCTATCAAAATCAAGCCTTGTGCAGACTTGAAGAGCCAGTGCTCGCGCATGGAGTGTTACAAGATATTGTCACCGGCCAAGTGTACCCTCAACCAAATGGACTGTACACAATCCACAGCGAGATGTGCGCGTTAAACCTAGAGAAAGTGAAACTGAAGTGGGCGACTCCACTTGTGCAAATGCTTATCAGGCCCGATTTGCGAGGCGTTCAAAGGATTTATATGTAACATTTTAAGTTTAATGCCTTGACATAAAAAGTCTCATGTCTCAATCTGTACCAGAAGTTTCTTTCTGGGGTAATCATGTTTCATTCCACGCCGAGTTGGGCGTCGCGCCATAAATATTTTCATCATTCAAATCCAAGGTCAGGCGATCGAGCTAAAAAATTGTTCGAAAAGACACATGTGCGCCCGTCAATCGAATGGGCGCGCTACGTTCTTAAAGATGAAACGCGCGAGGCAGATCACGAGCAAGCTGCATCAATCCTACGCTCCTTCACAGTTGGCCGTGGCAGCGCTTCTATGGAAGCAGGGCGCGCCGTGCAAGACGCCTGCGATCTACATCTCATACAAGAAGCAGATACTGGCCAGACGTTAAGCATGACTGAGGCGTGTCACGTCGCTCAAGATAGAATGCGTAATTACGTGCCAAAGGATTGGACCCCAAGCGTCCTAGAGGACGATGCGATGCGTAAAGAGAAGTATATTGATGAAATACCAATGGTCGTTGAACATGCGGTCCTGGGCCTAAGAGAGGCTATGCAATACGACAATCAGATCATCGGAGAAACACAGTACATAAACATGCTCCCATCTAACTTTCTGCCTCACAACACTTTGCCAGACTATGGGAGGAGAGGCGATTTAAAAACCAAATGGTCTAGCCCATCTAAAAGGAAGAATGCAAAAATTGAAAATAAAACGAAGTGGGCCAAAGGATCTCTACCATCTTCTCTGACAGGCATGTTTGACATGAACAACGTGTACCAGGCTGCGGGGTTCTACGCACTGAACGGACGTCAGCCGCCCTTTCTGGTGTATGCCAACGCGCATGACTACAGGGTCTTTGATCAGAATAATACCCCCGAATTGCGTCCACAATTTCTTGAAGAAGTGATCCGCGACATTGCAATGAGACACAAAACCACTGAAAACATTTTAAAACAAGCAACTAACAAACAAGATTTGTTAAGCCTGGTATCACCTGACTTTAATGCTCTGCATTGGCACCGAGAGCCGCCAGCTTACATTGATGAAGCAAAAAAAATGTGGGGCTTGGCCGTCTGATGGATATTGCAAAAATTCAAGCAGCTATAAGCGCAATGCCAAGCACCAGAGTGCAGGGCGGTAAAACTTACTCAATGGTCGCACAACGTGTCGAAGCGTTTAGGAAAAACGTAGGCGCAGAAATGGGGATCGATACAGAACTACTTGTGGATGACGGCAAGCGCGTATTGATTAAAGCACGGATCAAGACGCCTGACGGATTTACTGTAGCCGCTGGCTACGCAGAAGAGATCAGAGGCAGCTCTAACATAAACAGAGGTGCTGCAATAGAGAATTGTGAAACCAGCGCTGTAGGACGAGCTCTGGCAGCGTTGGGCCTACATGGCGGCGAATATGCAAGCGTTAACGAAATTGAAAAGCATAGCCGCAATATGGACGCTGCGCACGATCAAGCTGTCCGTGAAGAACGTGAGGAGTTGGCTGTACATCCTCCCAGCAGCTCCTCACCAGGCGGGAGCGACTTTGCGATGACTGTTAATGCTCCCGCCAACGATATTCCTTGGCCGGAGCCAGACCCAGCTAAACGCTGGCAAGATTGGATGACTAGTATAAAGAGCCAAGTCAGTAAAATGAGTGCGACCTGGCAAATCAAAAAGCTGGGCGAGAAAGAAAATGACAATCTTAAGTCATTGAGGCAGTTTAAAAACGAGTGGGCAAATGAATTAATAGCGTACATAGATGTCCGCTGGGATCAATTAAACAACGGAGAAAGATGATGCCCCACTTTTCCAAAGGCACCCACACCTTTGAACAGATAGACGTATCAAAACACTATCGGCTGACCGGCTGGGTCAACATGCCCACCAAGTGGAATGATGCTGAGAAAAAATATGAACCGCGCACAGCCGAACAGATCGATGCACAAAATCAAATTTATGATTTGATGAAGCGCCACAGCGCAGGGATTCAAGTCGTTGTGCATGAGCGCATGGATGGACTGGATAAGAAAGATTTCCCGGTTAAACATCGTATCACATTGTATGTGAACAACTACGACAACTACAATGCAAATCAAGCCGCACCCGCACCCTCACGCAATACTGACACGGGGTGGGGATAATGCCGGGATCTTTACTAAGTATGACAGAAGCAGCGCAAGTTCTGTTTGGTCAAAACGATGATAACGCGAGAAAGCGCGCATTGTATTTGTTTAAAAATCACAACATTCCGCTGTTCAAATCGGACAGAAAGTTTTTTGTGCGCCGCGACGTTTTGCAGAAATATTTTGGTGTTGATCAAAATATCAATCAAAATACAGCAGACAATTTATCTACTGCTTCCGTATCTTCACCAGATTGATCTAGCCAGTGGCCATAGGTATCCTGAGTGATCGCGATGGTAGCATGGCCCATATATGATTTTACACGATAGAGGTCATCTCCGTAAGCCATAAGCAGCTTAGACGCATAGTAATGTCGCAGGTCATGCCAGCGGATACGCTCTACTCCAGCGGCGTCACAGGCTCTGTGAAGCGCCTTTAAATATTTAAACGGCATACGCAGCGTGCCGAGGTTGGAACAAAAGACCAGCGCTTCTTCGTTTGGACGTCCGCGACGAATGTAAAGCTCTTTTAGAGCTTGTACCATATCGCGCGTCAGCGGGACAGTGCGCTGGCCCGACTTCGTTTTGGTGGTGCCAACTTTTCTCGTCTTATGCTTCACCGAGCGCGTCACGTTCACTTTGCTGTTGTCTAAATCCAAACAACCCCAGGTCAATGCGCGCTGCTCGCCTTGGCGCAAACCCGTCGTGCAAGCAAAGCGCATGGTGATCCGCCATTCGGTGGTCATCTGCGCCATGATAGAGTCAATCACTGCCGGTGCTATCCGCTTGGCTTTGTCACGCTCTGCGCGCGCTTCATTCCCTCGTCGCTCAACGCCGGTAAGCGGATTGGTTTCACGACAACCGCGTATCAAAGAATACATGATCATTTGACCAACAGATGTCAAAATATTCTCAACGGTCTTCTTGGTACGCCCTTCGCGGAGCTGATCCATTACATCAAACGCAACCATACCCTTTGTCAGATCTCTTACCTTCATGTCTTTGATTTTAGCACCATCAACTGTCAGGCCGACGAAAAGTTTTGTGTGGCGCTTTCGGTCGATCAAACAAGTTTGAGATTTCTCACCCTTCTTGTATTCTTGCTCAAGCTGCGAAATGTATTTTTTTTGCAGCTCACCAAATGTCCATTTCCAAGTGGTTGAGCTGCGCGCTTCTGATGTGTGCTCGCGTTTAAGTTGTTCGATGAACTGCTGCGCGTCAGCTTTCGTGCTGTAAAAAGTTCGTGTGCCACGATGCAACACACGCCTTGTATCAACGCACCAAGCTGCCTTGCCGAGCTTGGCTCTTGACTTGTGATATTTGGGCGCAAGGGACAGCATAACATATCTCCGTTTACTTGACATTTCACGTCAAGATATAAGACATTTTATGTCAGCCATCAACTTAAAAACGGGAAATCCCCGCGCCCCCTGTGATTTTTTTGGCACCCGTTTGGCACCCAAGCCCCCTGTAAACAGGCTAAGTCATTGAATTGTCACATAAAAAATGGCGCGGTTGACGGGGCTCGAAACCGAAATAATTTGGTCGTTAATAGTCATTAATCGTCATTATCGTTTGTAATCGTCGTACCGCCGGAGATTAAAAACGATTAACGGAGATTATGACGGGCACCCATTCGGCACCCTGGTGCCGTGATTCGAAAGACTAGAATTTAATCCTCGTACCAAGTCTTAACGTCGAAGCAAGGACAGGCTTTTTTTGCAAAATCATTGTGGCCAGCCACCTTAGTGATGGGGTGATTATCCTTTAAGTCATCAATCACTTTGCGGAGTGATGTGATCTGCGCCTCCGTAAAATGTTCCAAAGGATCATCATCAGAACAACCGCCCCTGCCCCCAACAAGTGCTATGCCCACCGAATGTTTATTCAACCCACGCGTGTGCGCGCCGGAGCGCTCAATCGGCCGGCCACCAACAACATCACCATTCCTATGGATAACAGTATGATACCCAATGTCACTCCACTTCCGCTCTTGAACATGCCAACGTCTGATCTCTTTTACCACATCTTCAGCGCTTTTGTCGGCGTACCAACTCGGGTTTGTAGCTGTACAGTGCACGACTGCAAGGTTTATTTCTCTCACTTTTTTACTCCTAAAAATTGTTTAAAACCTCGGATGCCAAATGAGGCACTTATCGCAGTCAACAGGGCGTACATGTACCAATCCGGCGCTTTCTGAAGCTGGGTAAAACCGTGCTCTACAACGCCCTCTAAGCCTGGGATGAAGCAAAGGATCATGGGGATGCTCAGAACAATGACAAAAAATTCGTCCTTCCATGACGTGCCTGAGTTCTGCGCCATGATGCGCTCCCAATCCGCTATCGACGTTTCTTTCGACAGCATGATCTTTGCCTTGGCCTCTGCTTCTGTTAGTTTTAGCTGAGCTTCGGCTGCTTGCTTCTGAGCCTTTGCGTTCAGCCATCCCCCAGCCAGCTCCGTTAAGCCACCTAATAATGCTTGAATCATTTCTTCTCACTTCCCAACCAGACCGCAAAAGCGCCTGTCATCGCACCACTGCAGACGCTGATCATTGCTGATTGTTGTGTTGACAAGTCGGGCAGCGACATCCCCCATTCTAGAACGCGAATGTACATGATGGTCATCACCAACATCATAATCCGAGGCATGAGCTTCCATTCGAGAATGCGCTCAAAAGCTACCGTCATATTTTCACCTCAAAAATGTTGCTCCATAAATCATAAGCGACACGCCGAGCAAAAATATTACAACGCCGCATATGATCGATATGAGCCAGAAAAATCGGTCGCGTCGTCGCTTCTCTTCTTCAATCGCTGCCTTTTGACGTTTGCGCGCGGCTGCCATTTCGCCAACAACGGTGTCCCAGAAACCGACTGGCCCGAACAAACGACAGGTGGACTCTAATTGTGTCATTGCTTCCTTGTACTTCATCTTAGCGGTAGCAATCTCCAGGCCCTCGGCTTGGGAGCTGCTTAACCGACCAAGTGGACCTTTGTGTTTACCCAACTCGGCTGCCTGGATGGCTGCATCAAGTTCGCCTAGCTTTGCAAACCTAGGCAGTAAATCCGACATATCTTTACCAGCGGTGATGGCAGTACTAATTGACCCAGCAACCGTAGACACGGCGCTGGCCAAGGCCAGTACTTCGATAGGCATCGCGCATCCCCTAGTAAAAAGGTTATCCCGTATACATGCTCGCCAAGAGTAAAATTATGATGGCCCCTGCACTACCGATCATTATGCTTTCTAGTCGCCGCATTCGAGTAAGCACCTCTTCAGTCATCACTTCCAATTTGATGACGCGCTCGCTGAGTTCATCGATGCGTTTGTGTGCTGAGTTGACAGTCCGTTTATCCATCGAATTTCTCCAACAAAAATCTAACGATTACTACGTTATATCTTCAGTCACCTCGACAGTGACAAAAGAATTATTTGGAAACGTCTCAACAGTCCCGTCCGAATGAGTAACCTCAAATTCTCCAAAAAACGTTCCTGGCGTGTTTGTGTCAGCCGTAGTCCAATTGTATTGAACAACACCATTTGTCTCTGGCGCGATAATATTTGCCGTCGCATCAATTTTCGTCGTGTTGCCGAAGACCGTTCTCATATGAAATTTGACCGTCGCGCCTGTTAAATTTACCGCCGCATCGCTTCCGTCCTTGAGAGTTGCGCGGATGCTGGGAGCTGTGTCGTTTCGCTTGAGGAAAAAAGTCACTATGCTGCCTCTACTTCTGCTTTGTTAGGGTTAGATTGATTTATAATCACAAACGACTGTTCGTAATTTATATCCTCAAAACGCACTCTTAAAAGATTACCGCGCAAGTCAACATCTGCACCTGTCAGCGTAAAGCTGCCTGGGCTTAAATTAATTACGTTAGGCGGTATGATTTGAGCATCGTGATAAACGAAAGTGAACACGCCTGCGTCGATCCCAAGCGTTACACCTCTTTTGAGATTTGCGTCCTTGTAGTTAAATGCAAATGATCCAGAGCTACTTGATAAATTTACAGCCTTTTTAAAATTTGCGCCTTCACTCGTTAATACAAACGACCCACTTTCGGCACTTAGGATTGTGCCTTCTCGAAAAAATACGGGTTTTCCGTTGAGCGCAAACGATCCTTGATCAAGTGCTATGGTTAAAGCCTTGCGTAGCGCTGCGTCATGATTTGTGAAAGCAAAAGTCCCAGCATTCGCGCTGAAAATAATGCCCTTTTTAAAACTTACATCTTGTCCAGTAAGGCTAAAATTACCAGTGCTGAGGCTTATCCCCTTGCCTTGGCTAAATGATGCGCTTTCTCCCGTTAGTGTGAAACTTGCTGGGCTGACAGAAAAACTTACAGATTTAATTAGATTTAAGGCTTGACCCGTTTGAACGAATGCGCCCTCGGTCGTTGAAAGTACGCTCGCTCTTAATAGATTTACATCTTGACCACTGAGACTAAATGTTCCGGTGGCTGAAAATAGTACGTCCTTCAGAAAACTGACGTCTTGTCCTGTTATACTAAACGTGGCAGCGTTAGCTGCTATTTTAACTGATTTATTTAGATTAACTTCTTGGCCAGTGGCTGAAAAATTTCCTGCCTCTGCAATAAAACTTGTTTGCTCCGGCACTGCCCCTTGATCGCTAAACGCAGCGCTAGCAAAAGGTGAAAAGCCAAGCATTATTTAACCTTTCAATGATGATGTTGGCACCGTGTGTGAACTACCGGTATATCGCGCTTTGCCGATAGTTATTCTCACGTCTTGCAGATAACCGTTCAAGTAATTTCCATACTGATGACCACCCAGCCTAATATTGTCAGTCGAATAATTTGTAGTATTTGATCCGCTGTAGACTTGTGTGCCGTCGATATAGACGCGCATTGTTGTGTCACGGCTTATTGCCAAATAGTGCCAAGTGTTAATACTCAGAATATTATGATTGCTTCCGCTTCCTGTATTTCCTGTAATATAGCCACTGTCATAGACAGCGATACTATTGTTTGTATGAAAGTAAAAAGTACCTAGAACGTTAGTATTTCCGCTAAGAAAATAAATTAAAGAATTTTGATCGTCATCATTTACGCGGAAAAAGCATTCTGCCGTAAATGCTCCAGTACCAAGATTATATATGGACGATTGCGGAGTCTGCACAATATCATCCGAACCGTCGAAAGCGACACTTGCGGTACTGGCAAATTTGGCTTGGGTCGTGCTTGCCGCTGCCCCACCAACGAGCTTTAAATTATTCACCTGAGACTTATCAAGCACATGTGCATCTGTGCCTTTGAGGTGCAATTTTGTATTCGATACGGTTGTAAGCGGAGCAGTTGGAGGTGTAAAATTACTTGTATATTGTGCGTCTGAAGTAACCCGCAAGTCTGAAACAACCATATCCGCATCGCGGCCATTGTCATAAAAAACACGCCCAACAAATGCTGTGCTATGATTTGCTCCGCTTGGGTAACTGCCTGTTGCAGTTCCATCCGCCGTTCCATTCAGATAGATCGTCCAAGTACCGCTGTTTAAAACAAGGGCGCAATGCGTCCAAATTTTTAAGGGGACCGTACCAGTGCTTATAGGACAACCAGTTGTATTGCTATATCCCCCATTTACCATCCCTCGTAAGGTTCTATTATTTTGTATTTCAAACGACAAAATATTATTGCCGCCTGTGCTTCCCGCCGTGCCAAGCGAGTATATGGCAGTTCCATTAGACGACGGTGCAGAGTTAAGGTAAACCCAGGCCTCTATAGTTGCAGCCGTTCCCGTTCTCCCCAATGCCTGCAAATCAGCGCTTGCTGTAAACTGTAAACTGTCTGCACTACCATCAAAAGATATAGACCCGCTGTTAATGCTCTCTACATACTCATCATTATCATACGGAGACAAAGGCTCGGTTGATGGATCTCCGCCAATCGTAATCGAATGTCCTGTTGATGAACCATCTGACAAGTAGGGTAGGTGGCAAGTTAATAACGCAGTATTTGAGTCAGAGGTTAAACGCGCGGTCGGCACAGATGCTTCTGTCGCAGTTCCGCCGCTTACATATTGGAAGTCAGAGATGTAGCCGAACAAATTACCGAATGTATCAACGCCTGACGCACCACTAGGGATATTTCCAAGGATCAAAGATCGACTAGGGTTGCCTAGTGTTGATACATCAACGGTGTGAATTGTTGTTCCATCCGCCTTAATCGTTAATGTATTACTGGATCTCGTTAATTCGTAAAAATACCATTGGTTAAGACTTGGATAGAAAGTTAAATTTGTATTTGTGAGAGTTCCCGATGAGTTCATCCATGAGAAGACAACACCGTCACTGTTTGCGCCTCGGACACTCAACGCTAAACCGCCAGCCGAATAAAAATTACCAAAATATCCGTAAATATAGCCTAAATTTTGAGCATAATAATAAGTGTGCCTTGCCCAAAATTTTATTGTAAAATCCGAAGTCAAGTCAAAATCAGAGTGATCCGCGACACTTAAATAATCACCGTTGCCGTCAAAAAATACGCTAGATCCACCGTGCCGATGAGGCGAAAAACTGCCTGCATGAGAATCATTATTGACGGTGATTGTATGAGCAGTTGACGAACTATCCGTGATGCTTTGATTACCACCAACAGCATCATCAGTAGCCATCAACAGGCGGGTAAAATTACTGTCTGTAATAGTAAATGTTATCTCAAAAGATTGAGTTACGTTCGCAATATTATTCCCATCACTCACATCAAAACGGACTGTTATAGTTCCGCCGCTTCCTGAGGTCACGGGCACCAACGTAAAAGTATTTCCAGATTGATTGGAGATTGGCAAACTTGGCGATGAAATAACATCACTTGCAGTGCCTGATGTGACAGTGGCAGAGTACACAAGCGTTTCAAGATCTGGGTCTGTAGCATTCATAGTTATAATAGTGTTCGACCCGGCTGTTAATCCAAAAGTTCCGCCCGTCGTAAGATTATTTGCCCCCGCGCCTCCCGTGTTCTCAGAAAAACTGGTGATAGTCGGCGTGGTGTTTGTAATTGTCGCTAGTAAAAAGAAACCGCTGCTTTGCTTCACGTAAAGCTTATTTGCATCAGTATCGTAATGTAAAGACCCCTCCGAAGCAGACGCTGCATCCGTAAGCATTGCAGCTTGGTTTGTATGAACAGTTACACCTGTGCCGGAAGAAGTAGCAGGCGGAGTGTAACTAAACACACCAGACGAGTTATTATAAGACAAAGCGCCAGAGCCGGACGCAGAATTTTGAGTAACAGACAAATCTGTCAGCGCAATACCACTACCACCGCTTGACGCTGCTTCCCAGGTTAATCCGCCAGTGTT